CAGGGATAATTACATCGTTTAGTTTTAGTTCACCATTCCCTTGAATTATAGTCCAAACTTCACTACGTTTAAAATGATATTGATAACTTGGTGATTGTCCTGGGTTGATAATAATTTTTTTGACTTTGCAAATGTCTGAGTCTAATAGGTTTTCAAATTCGCCCCAAGGTCTTTGTTCTTTGTAATTCATAACGTGTTATAAAATTGGTTTTGTTTTTCTTGTTTTTCTATTGATTTATGATGAATTAAAGCTAGTTCATCTACTGCCGGTAATAATGTAAATTGTTTATGTCCTTCGATTACTTCATGAACGGCGTTCTTCCAGTTAATATCAGGAGTGTTTCTATATATTCGAGACTGGTAGTCTGGCCAATTTACTCTTTCATTTTCATATTTCCAACCCCATTTTTGTATATGTTCCTGTGTGATACCACTTACAGTATTAATTCGAGGAACATAATACAAATCAACTTCAGGATTAGCCTTTAAAATAAAAGGTAATGTCTCAAACATTTCAGGGGAAATTAATTCATCAGCATCAATCTGAAATATAAATTCTCCTTTACAATGTTTTTTTAATTCATTTTTGTAAGTTGCAAAATCTTTATTTAATGAGAAAAAATGATGTTTAATACCTCTATCTATAACAGTATGAAGTACTTCAGGTGTATGATTTTGTTCATCAATTTGAATAATTATTTCATACTCAGGTGATAGAGCACGTTCTTGAAGATAATCAAGTAACGTCTCTAACTCCTGGTGTTCATTACATACGGTTATTGCTATACTTATCATAAGGGTAATATCCCAATATACGAAAGAGCTTCCATATAATCACGCTCAGGAAAATGAGCAATTGTAGACATATCCATTCTGAATTCATAAAACTCTCCTTTTTTACCAGGAATAGGGTACTTAGTTTTTTCTTCTTCAGAAACAGGAATTGCTTTAACAGCACTCCACATCCAATTTGAAGCATTATTTCCATTAGCAAATACCATACCCTGTTGGGGTAAATTTACAGCTGATGGCATCCATATTTTTCCATCTTTATCTGTATAAAATAATTCTTTATATAATTCAGGTAAAACTTCTGATTGTTGGGTTAAAAATTCGTTTCCATCAATCATTAAAGAATTAGTTTGAAACCCACATCCATAACAGAAGTGGGTTTTTATATCTTGGTTTACTTCATCTACGTAGCAGGCATCCGAACCGCAACGATCACAAATTATTAAGTTATCCATTTTGTTCTACTTTTTTAAGTTTAGGTAATTCTATTTTTTTAAGTTTAGGTAAAGTTATTTGAACTTCTTTTGGGAACTCAGGAACGTATTTATTTAAATATTCTTCAATTTTATTTTTCATCGCCTCAAAACTAAAATTAGTTCTACTTTTGTGGGATTGACGTTTAGCGTTTACTGTGTATTTTTTATAATTTTCAAATACATCTTTTAAATAATAACCTACCTGACCATGATCTGGATTAAACCATTGGCTTTCTTGAAGTAAAAATTGGTTTGCCGCACTTGGGTGTACATTTTTTAATTCACCATTAATAGCACATACAAATTCTGGATCTAAAAAGTCCATATGACCTGACCAATTTGAAACAATAATTGGTTTTTTAACTAAACTAAATTCAAGTAATGGGCGACCAAATCCTTCTCCCTTAGTTAAGTTTATCATTGCTTTTACTTTTGGATGGTTATATAAATGATTCATCTCATCATCTGTAAATTCCCCATGTAACAAATAAACATTTGGTAAATCCTTAGATTCAACTGAAGATTTGATTTGTTGGATTTTTTGAATGATTAATTCTCTATCAACATATGATGAACCTGCACCTGATGTTTTTAAAATTAAGGATGGTTTTTGTTTTTTGTTTTTAAATGTTTCGAAAAATGCTTTAATTAATAAACTAACATTTTTCCTATCCTCACCAAAATCTCCTGCTACCCAGTGTCCTACAAATAAATAAGAAAAAGATTCTTTAATTCCATCTAAAGTATTTACTAAATCATTATCCGGAAGGTCTTGATCTTCCATTTCAAAATATTTATTTAAATCAGCTCCTTCAAGTAATACTTCAACTGGTTTTTCTACTTTAATATTACGTATTACTTGATTTGTGTTTTGATCTCTTTGTTCAAAAGTTGAGTTTTTAAATACCTCTGCTGAGTGTTCAGACGATACAAAAGTAACATCCATCCTATTAACTCCTTCAATCCATTCTGGAGCACAAATTGTAGTTTCAATACCTGCTGTAAATCCAATATTATATTTTCCAACTGGTTGGAACTCATTTGGTACAGTTAACTGGGCCCATATTTCTGGTTGTTGTGGTAATCCTTGAGTTTTTAAAATATGTGTGTTTAAAAATCCCCATTCGGGGTTTTCGTTAATAAAACCCCAAGGACAATCACCCCATCTTTGAGGTAAAATTTTAACATCATATTTATCAATTTCAATAATTGACTTAACTAAATCACGTGAACGTGCTCCATAACCTGAGTAGGTATCAATAGGGCAACTTATTATAAATAACGGTTTCATTAATATATTAATTTATGTTTTAAAACTCTTTTTGGATATTCATTTGTGTTAATAAATTCAAATTTATCTCTTGGTGTCCAAGTATTAAATAATTCATCTATATTTTCCATAACACGTTTAGCTTGGTATTCTGATGTGAATCCTGCTTCATCACTTAAAGCCCATTCTCTACCTTTTAATCCCTTAGATTTACGTTCCTCAGGAGTTAAGTTATAAACAGACATGATTTGTTCTGTAGCATCTTCTGGTTCACATCTATCATCAAAAATGTAAGGAGTTGGAACAGATCCTACAATCGAGCGTGAAGTTGGGTATACTGGGAATGCCCATTCACCATGTTTTTTGATTGTACCTCTATGGTTAGATGGGAAATTTTCATCAAAGTCAATCCAAGTACCATCTTCAAATTCAAAACGCATTTGATCTTGCATACCACCAGTTACGTTAGCAATTATAGGTAAACCACACAATATAGCTTCAGTTAAACTTAATCCCCAACCTTCATTAGATGTTAATAAAATTTGTACATCTGAAATGTTGTATAAGTATGACATTTCTTGCGGTGCAAAATGTGAGTCTGTAAAAATAATATTATTTGGATACTCATCACCAAATAACAACTCAACAACAGCATTTAAATCAGTTCCATGTTCACTAGCACGTTCAGTATGAAGTAACATAGTACATTTTTTAGCTTGTTCTTTTGGTAATTTATCTAAAAACAACCTAAAGGCCATCATAGCATCTGGGATTTGTTTGCGACGAATATTTCTTGAGTTAAAGAATACTACAAATTCTGGATTTTGTTTGTTAAATATTCTTTTTTTAAATTCAATCATATTGTTATAATCAGCATCCTCTTTAGTAATAGGTTTAAAAATATCACTGTTCAAACCATGAGGAACATACTTAATAAGTTTGTTTTTAGCTTTATCTCCTAAAACAATTTTATTAATATTTACTGTTTGTTTTGAAATCCCCATTAATAAATCACAAGCCTCATAATATGGTTTGTTGTAAATTGGAGCGGGATAATCATCCCAAATATTTAAGTAAACAATAGGGGTTGTTTTTCTAATTTCATTTTCAATAGCAAACAACCAAACAAAATAACGAGGATCAGTAATCAACATAATTGCATCTGGTTTTTCTATTTCTAATAATTGTCTTAAAATCATTGAATCTCCATACCCATCAACAGGATATAAAACTACTGATGAATCTGCGATACCACTATTTTTATTAGTATCTTCTGATAGATCTAAACGTTTTCCTTTATCGGGGTGTTGTACAGCTCCAGCAATGTTTACCCAATTAAAATGGTGTGCTGTGTGGATTACAATTTCTCTAGCAACAGTTGCAATACCTGAATGAACTCTAATGTCATCACAGATAAGCAAAATCTTTTTCCTCTTATCAGGAGGTAAATAACCAAATTTATCTTTCATATTATATTAAATGTAACTTTTATTTTTTAAATAACCAAATTTAATTTTAATCTTTAATGTCTAAATTATTGTGTGAGTGAACCTTTTTACGAAAATCATCATCTGTTAGATAAAGATGAATTGTACGATCGGCAAGTTTTTGTAAAGAAAATTTGTACTTTACACAAGAAATTTTAAATTGTTCGAATAACTCGCTCTGTACTTTCACAGAGGTTAGGGTCATATCCTTTTTTGTTGTCATAGCTTTTATTTTAATTGATGGATATACATATATGCAAGTTCATCAAGAAATGCCACTACTGCAAAGTTCTTTATTATCTTTAAAAGGACAGTACTTACAAGTATTAAGATTAGGAGTTGGTTCATGAACTATATCTTTGTAAGAACCATCTGTATTAAATACACCTCCAATAAAACTTGTTACAGCGTTTACTGCTTTATTCATTTTTACTTTACCAGATGCTGGTTTAAACTCTTGTATTCTAGATAGTGGGTATGGGGAGTTTTCCCATATTTTACGTTTAACAATAAAGAATTCAATATCAATTTTATCAACTTCAACTCCAAATTGTTTAGCAAAGAAGTGTTTGTATAGTATTAATTGGAATTGTTTTGTTTCATCTTTTTTCTCATAATCGCTCCAACCCTTAGTAGATGTTTTAATATCTAAGATTTTAAAGCTATTAGTTGGTTCATGATATAAAACAACATCCAAGTAACCTTTGTATAAAACATTATTGAATTCAGGTAGTGGAGTTAAAACAATAGGAACTTCACAGCCTACTAAATACCAACCTCGTTTACCAAAATGGCCACCTCTATTTTTCTTTACAACTTTAATAATTTCAAGTCCATCTTCATAAAATTCCTTCATTTGGACAGGATCACTAAAGTGTACTTTTTTATTTGACTTATAATCTTTTAAATATGTTTCTCTAAAACGTTCTTCAAAATAAGCCTCTAAATCAATTCTATCTGCCTCAGCACCACTTATTTCATATATAGTTGTTATGTAATGTTGTAGTGTTTCATGTAACGCAGTTCCAAAAGTCATATGAATCGATGACTCAGACTTATAGTGACCGTCTTTATACTGTAAAGACCATTTGTGTGGGCAGTTAGTATACATAGAAAGTTGACTATACGAAATCGATTTTTGAATCGCATAGTTAACCTCGTTAATAGGTTGCTTTTGTATCTGTTTTACAATAGCAGGTATTTTTTTCTTCTTAGCCACCTAAGGTTTTCTTAAGTTTTTCAAGATATAAAATACCATCCATAAGTTCCTCTTGAGCATGACGGATCCAATCTAAAGTTGATAAATCTTGTCTGTCAAGGGTATGTCCATATTTTTCTTTACCTTGGGCTGCTCTGGAGATAAAACTATCAACAATAGAATCTACTACTGAGTCTGTTTTAATAACTGTTCTTGTTTCAGGGTGTTTCCCTACAATTCCTAAATCGCTGTTTTTTGTCATTTAACTTCTTTTAATAACTTCTTTATTTCCTTTTCGTCAACCCCTGATTTTTCAAGGATTTGTTCTACTCCGGCTTTTTTTAATAACTCAATGTATTCCTCTGCCTCACCCAATGATACTGTAAAGTGATTAGCAATGTGTTGTAACAATTGTTCGTTTGATTTTTTACGTGAACTTTTCACATACTTAAGGAAAAC